GGTTGCCTGCTGTGTATGCGGGTGTGCGGCTGAAGCCTAGTACGCGTCCCTTGTTCTGGGAGACTGCCTTGGTCATGTTATCCGTCTTGCTCACGAAAATAGGCTCGTACAGGAATCCCACAATATCAGCCCATTGAGTGATACGTTCGCGCTTGCCGTACGTCTTCGCATTCTTCGGGCTGTGTAGTAGCAGATCCCAGGAGTCATACTCACCGGAGGTCGGGTCCATCACCTTGCTGCTGAACACGTGGCAGGTGATGATGATATTGATGCCTGCGTACACAGCCAAGATATCGCACTGCGCCAGGAACTGGTCGAACTCTTCGTTCGCCAGATTGTACGCCTTGCCATAACCGCCGTGCGCGGACTCCATCGTAATGACCTTCTTGCTGCCCGGACGGAATGCAGGATCGCGACGGATGATTGCATCGTGAATGTGACGCTCGAGCGCAGTACCTGAGTCGAAGATCAGAGTCTTGTACTGGAACTGTCCGGCCTGCGCTGCTGTGGTTATTTCATGCATGAGTGCCTGAACTTCCTCCCACGTCTGGAGCATCGGCGTCTTAGCGACGTTCACGCCGCCGAAGCCAACTTCCAACGGGATCAGCAACGCGCCTGGTGCTCCAGCGCAAAGTGTCGTCTTGCCCATTTTCTCCTGACCCGCGATGACGACGCGGATACCTGTACGGCTCACGCCAGTAGAAACATTAGCAAGAATGCTCATCTAAGATCCTTGAGAGAAAGTGTGTAATTATAGCGCGAACAAGCGGTTAGCCGCAACCTACTTCGCACGCTGGACGTACGGAGCGCCACGTCCTGTTGCAGAGTCATAGGGAGCACTGACGCTCAACTCCTTCTCAGCACGCTTGAATAGTTCTGCTAACACAGGAGACGGATTCGGGTTCTCGTCTTTCGCGAGCTGGAGCACTTCCATAGAAGTGAAATTCGAAGGCACATGATTGATCATACGATGTCTCTGTAGTCACGGAGAGATTTGAACACAGCGAACCGAGCAGCGTCCTTCACGCCAGTCTGTTCGAACGATTTGTACGTGAGATAACCGCCAAGCAGCGACTGGCGATAGATCCAATATTCGCGGCGCTGAGCGTCTGTGAGACCTGTACCTACGCCAAACTCACGTCCATCCTTATCCACAACAAGGAATGAACCCAGCGTACCAGTACCGATAAGATTGTCCTTGTGGCTGCTGCGCTTGGTGTATCCGCGTTCGTCGGTAGTAGCTTCATTCGCATTGTGCATGCGTTCCTCGAAACCGATGATCTTCGCTTCAGCGTCCTTCCAACGCTTGTGCTTCACCAGGAACTGTTCCTTCGGAGTGCTGCGTCCGAACTTGTATCGTCCCTCAGGGCAACGCGTCATGATGCCTTCGAACCCGCGTTCGAGCGCGGCTTTCTCATAGGCAAGCAGCTCCACTTCGTTGCGAATGAGAGTCTGCTGGAGCAGTCGGACGCGCGGGTGGATGGAGGCTGCGCCAAGGTAGTTGCCATCCTCAGCAGCTTGCAGACGCAGAATGCGATCGCTAAACGGAGCGTATTCGTCTGTCCAGTAGTCGAAGACCCAATACATCAATTCGTCCGGTTCTCCATCCTGCGACATGACACCGCTCATCGTGGCCTGCATCACGTTAGGAGCGTAGGACGGGCCCACTGTTAGTTCGCCGTCTAGTCCTTCCAAGCCCGATGAGCCGAATAGATCCTGCGTGTAAAAGTTCGGAATCGGAATAAGTGTGCGACTCAGGAGTATTGCGTCCTTAACCACAGCGCGTATGCCGTCGATCTTCACTGAAGCGTAGCAAGGGAAGCGGAGCGGAGGCTTATCCTTCAGCGTCGCTGCAAGCATGGGTTTCATGCGATCCTCTCATAGCTGTATTCAGGCTTGCCGTTCGGCATCGGGTAACGGAAGAACGCATACACCGCGATGCCAAGTGCTCTGCGGACAGCAGTGAACACAGGCTTGGGTGGCATGCACGTCACCTGATTTTCCGTTGTCCAGCGATCCACCATCTGCTTCTGCATCTTGGCGTGTAGTATCGCTTGCCATTCCGCGTGACTCATCAGGACTCCAATTTGCGGTACTTGTCGTATAGAGCCATTGTATTTGGAAGCTGTGCGCGAAGCAAGATATCGACCGCCTTCGCGAATGCTCGAGCCTCCACCTGCGCATGGCTGTGGTCACGCAAGCGAAGGAAGTGCATGAGATTGTGCAAGTCCTGTTTCCACAGCCAGTGCGTATAGTGATTCAAATGGAGATGCATGCGAGCGTGCTCAGCGGCCACGCCGTGCTCCAATGCCCATTCGTATGCTTGATACGAGTTGCGGCAGTTAGTGTCTAGCATAAACTTGAAGTCACGCTGAGTCGTGTTGTCCAGGTTGTCGCTCTGTCCCTGCTTCGCTCCGCCAACAGGCTTGCCGCCAACGTGCTCAGGGATGTACCACTCCGCAGGGAGTTTCACGTAGCGTCCCGAGACTTCGTTAATGCTCACAGTGCGATGGCGCACGAACTGGCGTGCGACGAAGATAGGCAGCTTCATCTCGAGCCATGCTTCGACCATTTCAAAAGGCGAGTTGTGCCAGTTCTTCATCAGGTATTCGCACAGCTTCAGATCCTGTTCGCGTGTGCGTCCGGAGTCCATTTCATTAAACGACATGCGAGCAGCGTTCGCTGGATCCACGTCATCGGCGTCGAATTCACGATCATCTGTATGGTGTTCGCCTCCAAGAACTCTTCGTGTTGGCCCAGATAGATTGCGAAGTTCAACGAAGCCGTGGTCCAAGACCCGTATACGTAGGTCGTCTCTCATATACCCGCCTTATTTGATTTAGAAGTGCGCCTGCATTGCACAGGCGCACTTGTTTCACGAGAACAACTTCTTAAAGAAGTTGATAATCGCCCTGATTACTCGAGTGAGCCATCCGTCGGGGCTGCCGGAGGGCTGATGTCGAAAGTCTGGTTGTCGATCTCCAGGAAGTCCGATTCGTTGCCCACTTCGTCCAGTGCAGTGATGTGGATGTCATACTGACCGTCGAGGCCGGCAGCAGCCGGGACGTTGGCCAGCGGGATGCGGGTGAAGCCGTCGGCATCTGCTGTGGGCTTCGGAATGTCGTTGAACGGCGCGTCGTACTGCGCGGGCGAGTTCGCCGGGCGGATACGAATGCGGTTGGACACGACGTCAGCGGATTCGCTCTGTCGAAAGCGAATCACAAGTTCTTTCACTTGTGCCATCTTGAGATCTCCTGTTTGTTTAACGTGGCTCGATACTACCATCAGTCGGTCGCTCGATGCGGCCGTCTGTAGGTCCTGAGAAGCGAATCATCTTGCAACCTATCGCGCTGAGCGCAGACTCGGTGCCTCCGATGATCGCTGAAACCGCATAGCATTGTTCACCGCGCGGCTGGTCGATCAGCTTCATCGCGAGGCCTGCTGTTGTGTTCGGCAGTGCGGTCATTATTCCATTGGTGCGACGGTAAATGCGATAGGTGATCGCCGTACCCTGCGCGATGCTAGTCCCGTCTATGTATTGTGTTGGAGCACGCCAGCTGATGCACGCTTCGGAGGATCTGCACGTCATCGTCTGCGAATGTAAATGAGGACCTGAGAACAGCAGTGCAAGAGCGATGCCGACGTTGAAATGTCTCATGTTCCCTCCCGTGCGAAGGGGCAACATAACATAGCTCTCGCACTGCTGCCCACAATCATTTAGCCTTGTTTCTAGCAGGCTGCACAATCTTCACGTCGGGAGTGCCGTCCTTGATAATGAGCGCTTGATCAAACAAGTTGCGCTGCTCGTCAGTGAGTGTGCGGTACTCCTTGATCACGAGGTCGGGCTCATACTTGATCAAAGAAGAAACAGATATCTTCGCTTCTTCGAACTTCGGTCCCAGTACTACAAGAGCAGCAGGCTCCACAGTACGATTGATCTTGTGGACGCCTTTGATCTCGTATCCGTCAGGCAGAGCGAACGTGTTCGTGCCCTCTGAAGGATTCGGGAAATAGTGCTTGAAGATGCGCATGCGCAGAATTATCTCTTTCTGCTTTGCCTTCGTCAGCTCCTCCGTGGCGCGATACCATTCCTCCAGATCCTTCTGTGTCACTGTGTTCGGCGGAATTTCACTCACGACCAAATCCTCGCGAAGAGGGATACGACGCAGGAGAAAGCACCGACCATGCAGAGCAGTCCTAGAAACAATGCCTGCCGATCGCTAATCTTTCCTCCGCCACGCCATATCCCGTGGATGATCAACGCGACTACTAGGAGTAGCAGGCACGTCCAGAAGATCTTGCTGAATACATCAGCCACGACGATCATGGACCTTCGTCCTTGCGGAGCTGACGCAGCGACTCACGTTGTGCCGCGTCGAAGCGGTCGTGAATATTGCGCTCCTGCTCTTCGGAGACCTGCCCGATGAACTTGCGCGGCTGCTTTGAACCGTCGCCCTTGGCTCCAGCAGCACTGAGGCCAACCTTGTCCGCTCGAGCGATCGCAGCGGCATCGCTATACTTGCCTTCAGCATAGCGAACTCGCAGCTTTTTCACGTTCTGTGCGCGAATGTGGTCGTCCGTGAGTCCAAGCATGTTCAGCGTGGCCTGGTAATAGAAGCGCAAGTCGCCAAGCTCTTCGATGAGGTGAGCAACGTCCAGCTCCTTGCCATACACCCACACCTTCTTAGATACATCGAGAGCTTCGCCTGCTTCACCCGACATGCCTGTGCATGCGTGATGCAGCTCTTCAGCAGGTGTGGCCATCGTCTTCATCAAGTTATTGACGAATTCCGGATACGGCGGTATCGCGTCCTGTTGATGCTCTCGTGCGACTTGAACAAGATCGCTGTCGAGGCCACGACGGTATTCGATAGGTAGTGAGATTTTGAATTGTGCCATGTCAGGCTCCTTGTTGGTGCGGTAAACTATGCGCGCGATTCGCTTACGATTGCAAATGATTTATGCGCGTCTCTGCTTGTCGAAATCCGGCAGGTTCAGGAGGCGATAGCACTTGCCTTGGAAGTTGTAAGCCTCTGCCATCTTGTCCTTCTGCACGTCCATGAGATATCCCGACTCCACTAGAGACTTCATCACCTGCTTGACTGCCTCCGTACTGCCCGCGCG